GGGAGGCGCTGCCCTGCCCCGAGTTCAGGCCGACACCCGACTCACAGTCAATCTGTAGCGCGTGGTGGGCCGTTCTTTCAAGGGTGTTGGTCCCAGTCGGGAGAGCCCGCCAAGACCTGAGCCATTTCTGAGTCGATCCCGCATCATCGTAGGCCGCGAGGTCCAGATTATAGAGCTTCCCGTTCGAGTAGTCGCCCACGATGCTCAGGTTGTTGAAGAACACGTGACAGTTGCTCCGGTGGCGCGTGAACGCACCGTTGCTGAACGCGGCCCGCTCGTGCCAAGAAGTTGTCGCCACATCGTAGACCCACGTCTTACCCGCTGTCGGGAACGTGAGGACGTAGAAGGCGTGGCCGTCCTGCTGGTAGGTGTACGCAACGGCATCCGATATGTTGCCGTACTGCTGGATCTGCCACTCGACGGCGTGAGTCGAGATTCGCTGCCCGTTGTAGCCCACCGACCGGTAAACGACGCCGTGCCCTCGGGCATCACTGGCGAGCCAGAACACGGCATTATCGAGTTTGGCGATCGAGTAGGTCGCGGCGCAGCCAATCTCGATGAACGCGCCCTGGATGCGAGCGAGAGGGAACGGTGATGCCCCGGCGTTGTACCAGACTTCTGTGCTGTCGGTCCCGAACACCCAGAGTTCCCGGTGGTCCACCATAATAGCCATCACACCATCCGGTGAGCCCTCGGCGCTGGCGAAGTCTAGAGGGTCGATGCTTGTCCCGTCGTACAGCGCCGTGGTCCATATCTTCTGGCTGTTCGGTTGGTTGAATACGAAGTACCCGTCGAGGTAGGCCACGGTAGCGGCACCGGGGAAGTCGGGGTCGGTGATTGCACCAAAGGCGAGGGTGTTGCTGTTGTAGACGTAGGTGTTGCTCGGTCCCGGCGTACTACCAGCGGGACCACAGATGACGAAAAGCTGCGTCCCATTGTCGGACATGCTGACCGGGTTCCCATCATTGAAAACGGTCCCGATGTTGGTCACGGTGTACGCAGTGTCGAGTTTGTACAGCACGGTCCCGCTGACGACGTACAGGTATCCCCCGAACGTCCACAGACCACGGATCGGACCCGTACCCACGGTCGCGAGAAGCGTGAGGCCAGGAGCGCGGCTCAGGAAAGCGGGCTCCTTGCCCCCCTCGGGGATAATCTCGGGGAACAGGTTGACCATCCGATTGTCGGCGGCATTGACGCTGCGGGCGACGTAGGATGAACCCAGGATCGGGCTTTTCATCAATAGTTGCCCGCAAAAATGTTGTAGCGTGGGCGTCCCGTGATTATCCCATCGGGAAGCGACATGAGATCATCGGGATTGTTGATGCGCTTGAGATCGCGCTTGCTGACGGTGGCGATCCGCTGGATCTGATGTGAGGGCTCGATGCCGAACTCGGGGGCAATCTCCATCGCGAGGTTGTACGTGAACGCTCGCAGGTAACCCGGAGGAAACGCCAGAACAGTTGTCAGTGTTGCGGGTTGGGTCAGCGGCGTCATGCTGATGAAGTGCCATTCGAGGTCGCGTGTGGGAACCGGGTAAACCGACATTGATGTGTTCGGAAAAGACGTGTTGACGAACAGCACTTGCGGGTAGGTCGAAGTGACCGTCTTGACCGCGATGCCGTCGTATTCTTCCTGGTTGATGAGCGCGATCGGGTAGCTGACGCCCGTAGAGGGATCGCGAAAGTACGTCGAGTCGTCGAGTAGAACCGGGCGCGTCCCAATGAAGTCGCCGGTCGGACCCAGCGTCCGAGTCATCTGACCCGAAGGCCAGGTGAACGTCTGATCCGTGGTCGAGAACACTGCAAGGGGCTCTGTACTCCACGAGTCGATCATCTGATTGAGCGCCGTCAGTGAATCGGCAGACTCACTGGCCGAGGGCAATTCACCCTCGGCCAGCACACCCAGTAGTCGAAGCGCACGGTTGATCTGGTCGCCCGCTGTGTACGTCGCCATGATTCCCCCTTACGCTTTGGTGCGCCGACCTTTCGGCGTCTCGGTGTTGTCGGGAGCGGTGGAAGGATCGAAATCCTCCCACCCGTTTTCCCTGTCCATTTCGGCTTCCAGTTCGCTAATCGCGACCTTTTCACCGTGGAGGAAGTGTCGCAGATAGATAACCATCTACGATATTTGGTACAGCGTCCACGCGCCCGCACCCGTCTTACGGGCACGATAGCGAATGGCGATGCCTGTGGCGACAGCCATCGCGCCAACAAGGGTCCAGCCCGTGTTGGTGGTGACGGTCGCGGTACCAGCACCGGTCGCAACCACGCTGAAATCGAACGAATCGTTGAGCTTTGCGTTCGGAAGCGCCGCGTCGAGATCCGTGGCGAGGGGGAGTTGAAGGTTGTTGGCGCCCGCCGCATTGTACCCAATGAGGCCGTTCACGAGGTCGCTCGTGAGCAAAGGAGCCGCAGCGGCGGTATACACCACCTGTGCTGCCTGGGGTTTGAACAACACCTCGTTAATGTTGCCATCCCCGACTTGATAACTGCTGATACTGGCCAAAGGCATTTGGATTTACCTGTTCCTTTCAATCGGAGAGAATTAACCCCAGAGACGGCAAGCCATTTCGGGACGGATGACGCCGTAGCCGTACAGCACGTCGATACGACAGGGCATCCGGTCGTTGTTGATGTCGTACTGGCGCACGATGCGGAGGCTGATGCCGTTGTGGACGGCGCGGGACGCCATATCGACACCCTGCGGAAGCAGAAGGTCGGCGGTGGCGAACGTGATGGCGTCGGCCTGGTAGATGAGGTTCTGTGGGTAGGCGGTCGAGGCGGCACCGATGAAGGTAGCAGCGGCGGCAGACTGGGGAAGCACGTCGATGGTAGCGAGCGCCTGACCGGCGTCGTAGATCGGAGCGACGGTAACGGAAGCCGTACCGCCCGCGTTGGCAACAGCGGGAGCAAGGGCAACGAACTGGAACAGCGAGCCGGTCGATTGGCGAGTCTGAGGGTTGACGGCGTAGCATCCAGCGATGGTGAACACGTCACCGGCGTTGACCGTGCCAGCGTTGCCAAGACCGGTCAGCGAAACGCTGGTGGCGCCCTGCGTGGTGATGGTCGTGTTCACGGTGCCGCTGGTGCGGCTGCCGGTGGTGAAGTTGTTGATGGACTGGGACATGTTGATCTCATCGTAACCGAGGACGCCCGTACCCATCATGCCGGACTTGAACTGCTTGCTGATAACATCGGTGGGGTTGAAGAAGCCCTTCATCCCCTCGACCAGACCAGCGTTCGCAGCGGGGTTAACCGTGGCGTATCGGTTGTTCGACATCGCAGCCGACTCGTTGAGTTTCTGCTGAGCTGCAAGCAGGACCGCCGACGTGGCGGGCGTGGTGCCGGGGGTGCCGACCGACTGGCCGATGAACTTGAAGGCGTTGGCAACGTCGGCGTCGATGGTGGCCGCGAGTTGACTGATGCGGGGCGCGAGGATGCGATCCGCGAAGTCGTCGAGGCTCATCGTGAGTTCAGCCGACGTGAAGTTGACGCCGATATGCTTCTGGCTGGAAACGGTCAGCGTGGTGTACTGCTCGTTCTCATCCTGCACTTGGAGGGCGGCACCGTCCGTCACCAGCGCCCGATCCGGCTTGCGGATACGGAGGGTCGATCCGATCTTGGCACCCTCGACGGCGAAGCTCTTGTCGTACTGGCGGTTGACGTTCCGCGTGAGAACCAGATTGTTCTCAAGGATCTCCAGGGATTTCCTGGTGATCATATCAATGGTGAGTAAGTTATTAGCCATGATCAAAGTCCTTTCAGACTAGCTTTGTTGTGCGCGGAGTTTCTGCATTTGACGCTTGCGCTCGGCTTCAATCCATTCCGAATCGGACATCGTTTTGATGGACCGAGGGTCCGTGGTGTCGTACTTCGGGGTGGACGAACGGGTGCCGACCGTCTTGATGGGTTCGGGCGCGGAACTGGTCTTCTTGGCAGGAGGGTTCGCGGTGAGGCTGGCCTCAATCTTACCGATCTCACGAGCCTGTGAAAGCGGGGAGAGGGTTGCAATGCGACGAGATTCGGCGGTGTTTTTACCAAGATAGTAGGCGATCTCGGGGCCAATTTCGGACTCCTTGATCACCGCAGCCATCTCGTTCGAGATAGTCGGTCCACCATTGGCGGGATGCGACAATGCAACACGCTCAAAGTCGTCGTACTTCTCGCGGGCTGCTTCCTCGCGTTCAGACCAAGACGAGTTGGTTGCGATCTCTCGCTTCCTGGCCTCACGTTGGTCGAGAATTTCTTCCGCTCGGTGGATCGCCAACGCCTCAGCGTAAGCCACGGCGTCAGTGAACTTCGACGGATCGGGCGGCTTCGTGGGGGAGGGTCGGTTTTCCTCGGCGGCGCGAGCCGCTTGATCCCGTTCCCACTTCCGACGCTCTTTCGCAAGTCGCTCGCTGACGACCTTGTTCACTTCTTCCTGATTGAAGACCCTGGGAGCTTCCGCTTCCCCCGGCGCATCGTTTACAACAGATTCGGTATCCGCCGTGTTTTCCGTCTCTGGCGCGGGCACAACCGCTTCGATCTGAGTTTCTTCTGACATTTGATTTCTGGCTTCCTTACTGGAAACGCCCGGTCAATGGGCCGGTACAATTCATTTATACAGGCAACCATCGCAACCTGTCAATTATTTTCAGCCAATCAGCACACCAGCGCGGGCGATGATCGTCATCCCGTCGCCGGGAAAGTCACTCGGAACAACGGCGATCGGGTCGATTCCGCGCGATGACCACGGGTAAACACCAATCGACGCAAACGCCTCTGCCACGTCCACAGAGCAATCGGCGGGCGCGGTGTAATCGGGATGACCAACGGGGATCTTGAAGATCCTGATGCCAGCGGCCAGCGGGAAATCCTCCCAGCCGTACCGCTGGCCGAGGCGCGCCCGCAGCGCCGCGATGAAAAGCGGGATTTGCGCCGGTGTGAGGTTGGTCCGGTAAACGTCCCAGCGGGCATCGGTCTGCTCGTCGGGAACGCTCACCGCGCCACTGGGCTCCTCTTCCAGTGTTTGGCTCGTGGCGGGGTCTTCGACGACGGCCACATGGAAGACGGTCACAGGGCCCGGCTTCACGCTCATCGCCTCGATGACGGTTTCCCCCAGGCCGATGAACTCGCCGAACAGGTGGCCAGGATCGAAGGGCGGTAGCGTGGCCAGGGAATCAAGGCGCTGTAGGAGGATGTCGCCGGGCTGGAGGTCGGCGCGGGTAAGCGGGCGGAGCATTGGGCCTCCTTGGCGCATGAAAAGAGCCCCAGTATTGGGGGCTCGGTGGTGGCTGCGAGTGGGGGTGGGTTAGGGGGTAATGGGGAAGTGGGCATCTTCCGCGTGTTGCCCGATGGCCTGCACGTCGGCCGCCGTCATGCCCGTGGGTGGCGTGGTCTTCATATCCGCGTAAAGGCGATTGACGCGGGTGTAATCCTTGCTCGCGAGGGCGAATTGCAGGGAGGCCATGAGCAGGTTTCCCCGCCCCTGGGTATCCCCGAAGAACGCACCCAGAACGGCGTCGGTTAGCGCCGGGTCGGTGTGGATGGATGCCTCGAACGTGCCGAAGCTGGCGGATGGCTTGGGTGGAGGGGGTGGCCAGTCGGGAGAGGCGACGAGCGCCCCGGCCTGGATTATCCACTTGCCGGGATTTGCGAGGCAATCCTGCCATTGGGCATCGGTGATCTGAATCGCGCCAGATGGGATTGATGCCCTGTTGATTTCTGAATCATAGAAGCCATTTATGTTGCCGGATTCATCGGCTATGGCGTACTTTTGGCTCATTGATGGCCCCTTACTGCCCGAAGGCGATCCAACTTACAAAATTATGAGCA